CAGTCACGCTTGCTACAAACGCTTCTACGACCGTCACTGGCGCGGACGGTAGCTACGGAATAAGCCAAGGCATGGTGCCTTATCACCGGGCCATATCTGCTATTACAGGTGCGGGCGGACCGGTTGACATCACGGTAGATGGGCCGATCAAAAAAGAATACGACACAGATGTTGCGACGACATACAGCACCGCAGTTGCGACCCGTAAGGTCTTCGGTGACGGCATCTACGGGACAAGCGGCCTGAACCTTACGGAGATGGGGCAGACGCTGTTTGAACCGGCTTCGGTGGACCGGCAGGTGTTCACGTCCGCCAACCCGAGCTTCACCCCAGACGTCCGTATTGCCGACCACGGACAGATCGTCCTCGGGTCGGGCGCGTCGGGGACGCTGACGATCAACGCTTTTGTCACTGGGCTTTTGCCAGGCAGCGCGCAGGCGGGCCTCGAATACAAAGTGCTCATCGCCAACAACTCCGGCGGCACGATCAACATATCCTACGGGATGGCCACGACAGGTGCGCCGACGAGCATTGCCAACGGCGCACAGGCTATCGGTAGCTGGATTTACGACGCCACGCTCGGTTGGTTCCAGTCGTCCCCTTGGACAGTAAACGCTACGGTCTCAGTCACGGGTTCGAGCTTTGGGTCGCAGACGGCCAACACTTTCCTCGCTGCCCCCAACGGGTCGCCAGGCACCCCGACCTTCCGCACGTTTGCTGTAGCCGATCTTCCGCCGCTCACTGGTGTTGTGGGGGCGCAGATCACCGGGGTTCTGTCACCGGCTCCGTCATCCGGCAGCGGCATCGAGCTTCGCGGCGGTGCGTCGGGCACTGTTCAAGCGGTTACCCGCACGGCGGGCGTGGCGTCTTACAACGGCCTGACGCTGGACGGCGTGACGATTGCCCTTCGGCCAAGCGGAGCGCCGAACCTGACTTCGAGCGCGGGTGTTATCGAGATCACCGCCGCTGCCGTCAACGAAGCGGCTGAGGTTGATATTGCGTCGTCGGGCACGACGAACCTGGCGAGCGCGGTTGCCAACAGCATTCGCATCACCGGCACTACGACGATCACAAGTTTTGGCACCGCAAACAACGGAGCCATCCGCCGCGTCCGGTTCGATGGCGCTTTGATCCTGACATACAACGCGACGTCAATGATCCTGCCGACGAGCGCGAACATCACGACGGCTGCTGGCGACACCGCAGAGTTCATGTCGCTTGGCTCGGGCAACTGGCTCTGCAATCGTTACAGCCGCCGCTCTGGCGCAGCACTGGCATAAGGGCTTTGAAATGACCCTGCATTCTGACGCCCGCAAACTCAACTGGTCGATGATCGGGGTGATCGTCGCCCTCATCCTCCAAGCGGCCACGCTCATCTTCTGGGGCGGCGGCATCAACCAGCGTGTCGCCAGCCTTGAACGCCTCGCCAGCCCGTTGGCTGACGGAACGCTTGCCCGTCTGGACGAGCGGACCAAGGCGATGAAGGAGCAGTTAGACCGCATCGAGCGGGACAGGAAGCAGTGACAAACGCGGATGACCCGTTGCCTGAACCCTCGTTCCACTGGCGACGGTGGGTGACGATAGGTTATGTATCCGTTACGCTGGTCCTTCTCGCCGTCATCGTCTGGAAGCTGTCGGACGGTGGCCCGCTGCGTGACATCGCGCTTGCCCTCATCGGTTCGCAAGCGTTTTTTGCCCTCCTTTATATGGGTGGCGCGTCAGCCTCCGATTTGGCCCGCATCGCAGCAAGCTGGAAAAAGCCATGACCTACGCCCTTGGCGCAAAGTCTCTCGAACGCCTCTTGGGCGTCCACCCCAAGCTGGTCGACGTGGTCAAGATGGCCATCGAACTGACCAAACAGGATTTTATGGTCCTTGAAGGCGTCCGCACGCCGGCGCGACAGGCCGAGCTGTATGCTCAAGGCCGCACAAAGCCAGGGCAAAAGGTGACGTGGACGCTCAAGTCCAACCACTTCATCAACCCCAAGACCGGCTACGGCCACGCCGTCGACCTAGTGCCGTTCCCGGTCGACTGGTCGCACAAGAAGCTGGACGTGGTGTCCAAGGCTATGTTCGCTGCCGCCGACACCCTCGGCGTCGAGATCCGGTGGGGCGCGGACTGGGACCGCGACGGCAAGCCGCGCGAGAAGGGCGAGACGGATAGCCCTCACTTCGAGTTGGTCCTGTGAAGACCTTAACGCTGCGCGCGTGGATTGCCCTCGGCGTCATCGTGCTCGTCGTCTTGCTGACGGTGTCGTGGTGCGCCGACCGCGCCCGCCTCAAGGAGATGCGCGGCGAGGCCACGGTCGCCGCAGCGACCGGAGAGGCGTTGGACACCGTCGTGACCGAGACTGCCGTCATTCGCCAAGAGCAAGTGGAGAAACAAGATGAAGTCAAGAAACTCAACGGCGCTGGCATGCGCCTGCCTGACAACTTTGGCCGTGACCTTGAGCGGGTGCGCCGCCAGCGCAGCGAGGGTGACGATCCCCGATAGCCTCAAGGCCCCCTGCGTGTCGACGGTCGACGTGTCGGGTGCCCAGACGGTAGGTGATTTGGGCAACGCCATTATCCAAGGCGACGCCGACCTGCGGGTCTGTTCCGTCCGTAAGGATGCCGTCGTCGTCATTGCAGAAAGTCAGAACCGGCGCTGGTGGCAGGTGTTCTAAACCTTGTTGCCTAAAAGCCGCGACAGTAGTAGCTTATGTGTCACTCTACCGGCGGAGCGCACCGGGGGTTCTCAGAGAGCCAACATGACCGACGAAAGCCCAGCGGGGGTTGAAGCCGCGCCGGAACTGGAGGCCACGGCCCCTCCCGTTACCGAAGTCCAAACGCCGGAAGACGTTGCGCCCAAGACCTTCAGCCAGGAAGAACTGGATGCGGTCGTCAGCAAGCGTCTCGCACGAGAGCAGCGTAAATGGGAACGAGAGCAACAGCGCCAAGCGCCACCGCCCGTCGTCCTTCCGCCGGCTGACCAGTTCGAGAGCACCGAGGCATACGCCGAGGCGCTGGCAGAGCAAAAGGCAGTTGCCTTGGTCGAGCAGAGGGAGCGGCAGCGACAGCAGGACGCAGTTGTTGAAGCCTATTTCGACCGCGAGGAGCAGGCCCTCAGCAAGTATGACGACTTCAAACAGGTCGCATACAACCCGTCCCTGCCGATCACCGCCGAGATGGCCGAAACCATCCGCGCCTCCGACCAAGGCCCCGACGTGCTCTATCACCTCGGGTCCAATCCGGCGGAAGCGTCACGGATCTCGAAACTGTCGCCGCTCTTGCAGGCCAAGGAGATCGGACGGATTGAGGCTGCTCTGGCAGCGTCGCCCCCGGTCAAACGCACCACCTCCGCACCACCGCCTATCTCACCTGTCACGCCTACCAGCAACGGCGCTCCAGCCTACGACACCACCGACCCCCGCTCTGTAGCTTCCATGAGCACGTCGGAATGGATCGAGCAGGAACGGCAACGGCAGATAAGAAAAGCGGCCAGATAACCCCCTCTGCAAGGAACCACTGCTGTGGCCAACTCTCTGCTTACCATTGACATGATCACCAGGAAGGCCCTGGAGATTTTCGAAAACAACCTCGTCCTGACGCGGAACATCAACCGCCAATACGACGACAGCTTCGCCAAGGAAGGTGCCAAGATCGGCTCCACCCTGCGCATCCGCCTGCCCGACCGCACCCTCGTCACCGACGGTGCCGCCCTGCAAGTGCAGGACGAGAACGAGCAGGTCACCACGATGTCGGTGTCCAACCAGAAGCACATCGGCGTCAACTTCACGACCGCCGAAATGGCTCTGTCGCTGGACGACTTCGCTGACCGCATCCTCAAGCCGCGCATCAGCCAGCTCGCCGCCAGCGTCGATGCTGACGTCGCCAACGTCTACAAGGACGTCTACAACGCCGTCGGTACCGCCGCCGTCACCCCCGCCACCTCTGAGGTTCTGCTGGCTGGCCAGCGCGTCCTTAACGAGGGTGCGGTCCCGATGGACATGCGCTATGCGACCGTCAACCCTGCCGCAAACGCCGGCCTGGTCGAAGGTCTCAAGGGCCTGTTCAACCCCGGCCCGACCATCAGCCGTCAGTTCAAGAGCGGCATGATGGGCGAAGGCGTGCTCGGCTACGACGAGATCAACATGTCGCAGTCGATCAAAGTCCACGCCTACGGCACCCGTGCCGCCACCGGCGCTACCGTGACGACCACCGTCGCCACGCAGGGCCAGTCGACCATCAACATCACCGGCACCGGCACGCAGGTCATCAACAAGGGCGACACGTTCACGATCGACGCCGTGTTCGCCGTCAACCCGCAGACCCGCGAGAGCACCGGCCAACTCCAGCGTTTCGTCTGCACGGCCACCAACACGGCAGTCGGCGGTGCCTACACCTCGGTCGCCATCTCGCCGCCGATCTACACGTCGTCCGAGGCTCTGGCCACGGTCAACTCGTTCCCGCAGTCCGGCGCTGCCATCATCTTCAACGGCGTCGCCTCGACCTCGGCTCCGCAGAACCTGATCTACCACAAGGACGCCTTCTCGTTCGCCACCGCCGATCTCCTGCTTCCGCAAGGCGTCGACATGGCCTCGCGTCAGGTCCACAACGGCATCTCGATGCGTATCGTCCGCGACTACGACATCAACAATGACCGTATGCCCTGCCGTATCGACGTCCTGTACGGCTACGCCGCCATCCGTCCCGCCGCTGCCACCCGGCTGCTCGGCTAACCCCCTCCCGAAGGAGATACAACTATGGCTATCCCGAACATCGGTGGCGGTTCTCAGATTGGCGACGGCAACCTCAACGAGGTTGTTCTCGCCGTCGTTCCCGCCCCGCCCGCTGCCACCGTCACCGCCACCCTTTCGGTGGCGCAGATCACCAGCGGCATCCTGCTTGGCAGCCCCGGCACTTCCGCTGCGGCCTACACCCTGCCAACCTGCGCCAACCTCGACGCAGCTCTCGGCAACGCCAAGGTCGGCTCGTCGTTTGACCTCGCGGTCATCAACGTCGACGGTTCGTCCTCGGGTGTCATCACCATGACGACCAACACCGGCTGGACCCTCGTCGGTCTCATGACCATCGTGGCCACCGCCGGCACTGCCCAAGCGTTCCGCGCTCGCAAGACCGGCGACGCAACCTGGACCCTGT